GTTTGCAAACTTGCAGATAATACCAAGTTAAATGTATTGTTAAGATTGTCATTGTAATTAAATGCAAAAGGAATATTTTGCATGTCTACAGGACGTATTTGATAAGCCAAGCCATTGCTTTGGCGATATGTCACACGTATGAAGCCCGTGGGTACATTACCAAAGTTTCCATCGGCAAATCTAATACTGACTTGATCTTGTCCTTGATTATCGCGTGTATAGACGCTGTAAATATCTCTCACATTGCGATTCAAGCTATTGTAAATGACATTGAATCCATTCACGCTGCTAACAGTAGTCCAGTCCTTCAGCACGTTGCCTTGACTGTCAACATTTTGCACCCATACATCAATGTTGTTAATGCCGTTGACGTTTACATCTAGCACACGATTGGCAACAGGATAGTCCAACTGATAATCTGTATATCCCTGTTGTCCTTGTTTGAACATGAGGAAAAATCCAGTATTGGCACTGGTATTACCCAGTCCATCGCTGCGATAAATCAAGTACCAACTGTTTGTGGGATTGGGGGCACGTTCAGAAAATACCCCACTTGTGGCAGTCGCAATGCTGGTGGAATCTGCAACGGAAAAATCAGGATTTACCAACTCAAAGTCCATGTTGTTTCCTGCTACACTGCTGCTATAAGGAAACACTGTGCTACCATTGTTGGTGGTATTCATTTCATAAAGTTCTGTGGGAATATTATTAACTATTCCACTTTTCACAGGATTACCAAAATAGTTGTTGCTGTTCAAGCTGCTGTTTATCACTAGGATGAACTGTTCCAGCCAATCGGGATTGTTTTGATCATTCCAAGTTATGGGAACATTCTTGAGATTTTGTCCTGTTGCATCATACAAATCTTGGTTGCTAATAGCCGTGGTTATTTTCAACAAACCTTGGCTGGGCATGGCTCTTGGAGCATTATAGCTCAACATCCTGGCAAGACGTATTATACTTTCACGCCGTGTAGCAGTTTCAATAAAGTTTTCGCGTGTGTTTAAATCTACACGAAACGCAAGACTTTGACCCAAATAAGCCAACAAATCAATAATAGCAACAAACTCGCTGCTTTCAATCCAGTCGTTGAAATCTTCAGGATAAGTCAGCCTTATGTAGTCTACCATTGCAGCACGTATGGTATCAAAATCGTATGCTGTGAAGTTTACTTCTGTAAAGGCTTGATATATAACTCGCCAATCTTGAGCGTAGAAAAGTTGGCTTTGACGTTGTTGTTGAGTAACTGCCATGAGGATCTCTATTAATAACTTTCTGCTGTACGACGATCAAAGTCTAAACTAAATGTTCCTATTGCATTAAATGGAACATAAAACAAATCCATTTGTAACCTTATACCTTGATCAAACGCATTTACTGCAATACTGTTAGCTTGCACACGGGGATCACCGTTGATTACTTTTTGTACTTCATCTATTATGTTTTGACGGGTAACATCGTCAAAAGGATCATATAACATGTTCCAAATAGCGCATCCATATTCTGGCATCATAACTCGTTCACCTGGACGGGTGTAGAACGCATTAAGTAAATCACGTTTTACCAACTCAATGTCAGCAAACTGTTGATTTTTGACGTTGGTTTCCACTGTGCTGTAGCCATAAAACAGTCTTTGCAATGTTAATGTCCTATTGTGCTGGATGTTGTTTTTGATATTTATAACAGTTTCAGCCGGAGATTCAAGCAAAAGAAAAGTGCAGTTGGTTTCCCAACTGCACTTGCTGTTTGATACTTAGTTGCCTGTTGCTACGTGCTTTTAATCACACATCAAAAGATCCCTTCGCTGTTCAGCAGTGGTCCAATTTTGAACAAAAAAAGTTTGCTTGTGTCCGCGAGCCCCCAGCCGTAGAGCTAGCAGGTCAGCCTCGTGCTGGCTAAGCTTGTCTGCTACTGCATACCTACAACCGTTGTCGTCCTGGCGGACCACCATGAAATGTTGAGTTTCCATGATCAGTTCACATAGAGCACTTCTGTGCCCTCTTCGTCTTCGTCATGTTCCATCATCATCCACATTTGATAGAGATCAGTAAACTCAGGCCAAATTGCTGTGCATTGGGGACAAATCTTGTCAGCCCAGGAATTACTTACTACGGCCTCACAGCCCCGGACAGGTACAAGGCACTTGCCACACCACCGTCGGAGATCATCAAAAACAGCGCCATGGGGCGTGGGCATGTCGAGAAAAGCTTCTTTGAGAAGCTCACGGTCAAAACCTTCAGGAAGCGAGTGCATCTTGGAACTCCTTGAGAATAGCGGGATCTGCAATGGCAATAGTAATCATGCCATCGTCAACAACAATGTTCTGTCCGCCGTTAAGCGCCAGCATCATGCGGCTGTCGCTGGTTTTAGTTTGAATTTTGCGGACATATTCGTTAAAACGTTCTTCCACGGAAAAGCGAAACCGCTCCGCTACATCCATGATCAGCCAGATGCTGGTGGTATTGACTGGTACGGTCCACACTTTGTTTTGCGGTTCCCAGCTGGCATAAAAACGCTTGTCGCCGTGCGAGCCACGAATGGTTTTCATAGCTGCAACCAGCTCGGGGTCATAGAGAAACTTGAAAACTGCCAGGGTGTCCTTGCTGACAAGCTCGCGGTCCGCAGGCTTGTTGTTGGGGCTAGCCTCGGGAGCAGGAGCAGCAGCAGGATCATAGGGCTGGGCCTTAAACACAGGATTAACCAGGAAAGCCTGCACCACAGCCTCGCCGCCCAACTGCCGTCGGTACTTGTTAACCAGCTTGAGTGCACCCTGCGCTTGCTTGACAGTGTAGGCACGCCCTTGCTGGGCACGCTGAGCCAGGCTGTGCCCAAACTCTGTGTCTGCACCCGAAAAGCCCTGTGCGTCATGCTTGTGCGCACCATCGCACACACCAGCCAAGGACATAATCATGCCCTCAACGGTACGGCCTGCTGTGTGATCCACCATCCAGTGTTTCAAGGCATGCTCCTTGCTTTACCTTGCCATACTAGCACGTATGACCCAGCTGTCAACCTTTTTCCTGATTTAATTTTGATCCCCGCTAGCGTGCCCACGTAGCATATTTAACCATGAACCGCACGACAGAGCGCGGAAATCGCTAAGCTATTGTTTTTACAACCGTAAGTTTGCTCTGTAAGCTGTTGTTTTTGCTGACCTAAGCTGGCTTTCATCATGAGGCTGCCACCATGCAGGCATTTTGTTGGTTGACGTTTTAGGCAACCGTGCTATATATGACTACAGTGCATCACGGGGCTTGAAATGCTTCACGTTTCCGCTACAGTGCCCAACGCTCGCAAGGTGTATCAGTTGTGCGTCAAGCACCGCTTGCCCGTGCCGAATGCGTTGGTTACAGTGCTTAACAGCAACACGCAGGCTTGCGATATCCCGGGCTTTAACTTTCAGCTCAAGGAATATCAAGCGCAGGGTGTGGCTTATCTCGAGCGCTGGGACGGCAACGTGCTGCTGGCCGATGAGCCCGGGCTGGGCAAGACCGCACAGGTCATGGCGTATGCTTGGCAAAACCGCCGCTTTCCCATGCTGGTGGTGCTGCCCAAGACCCTTCTCTTGAACTGGCGGAGGGAAATCACGCTCATGCTGGGCAGCCAGCTCAGCGTGCTGATTGTGGGCTTTGTGCCCAGCAAAAAGCGTCAGGCGCAGCTTAAGGCGCAATGGCCGCATGTGAGTTTCAGCCGTGTGCCTGAGCCGGGTTATGATGTGACCCTTGTCAACTACGACATTGTCGAGCGCAACTTGGCTGCACTGGAAGCGCAAAACTACGATTATGTTGTGGCTGATGAAAGCCACAAGATCAAAAATCCCAAGGCGCAGCGTACGCAGGCTTTTTTGCGGCTGGTTACAGGACGTGAGGAAATTCCCCGGCAGCGCGGCAAGTGGCAGCAGGTACATGATGCTGTGCCGCATGTGACGTTCTGCACTGGCACGCCTATGCTGAATCGGCCTGTTGAGCTGTGGACAACTGTAAACACGCTGGCTGGCTGGGTGCCGCAGTTTGAAAACTTCTTTAACTTTGCGTCTAAGTTCTGCAATGCCCATAAGACCCGTTGGGGCTGGGATTTTTCTGGCAGCAGCAACGAAGCCGAGATCAACACGCTGTTGGCTGAAACTTGCATGCTGCGTCGTCTCAAGCAAGACGTGCTCCGGGATCTGCCGCCCAAGACTTTTGTTACGGTTCCCCTGGAGTTTGATCGCGCTGAGTATGATGCTGTAGCAGCCGCTTTTGAGGGCTCGGGCGCTTGGAAGCAGGGCATGGAAACCTTGGTGCGGCATGGCGGTAATGCTGCCAAGAGCGACGAAGCCATCGTGGCGCTGGGCAAGTGCCGTGAGATTGCTGCATATGCCAAGCTGGACAATGCCGTGGAATGGATCATGGACTTTGTCGAGCAGGGTGAAAAGCTTGTGGTGTTTGCACATCACCAGCGCATGGTTGATCAAGTTGCTGAACGTCTCACGGCGGCTAATATCGGCGTGCGAGTGATTCGCGGCGGTGTTAGCTTGGAGCAGCGTGCCCAGGCAGCGCAGGACTTCCAAACTCACAATGATGTGCAGGTGATTGTCTTGAACATTGCCAGTGCAGGATTTGGCATAACGCTCACTGCTGCTCGGGCGTGTGCGTTTCTCCAGCTGCCTTGGACCCCGGGTGATCTCATCCAAGCTGCGGATCGTGTTCACCGCATCGGGCAGTTGGACAACGTCACTGTTTACAATCTTGTTGCCGAGGGCACTGTGGAAGAGGACATGGGCGAACTGATCATGACCAAGGCGGCAGTGAGCAATGCAGTTGTTGATGGCGGCGCCAACCGCGAGTTGGCTGATTTGAATCTAGGCCAGTAAAGGAGGAAAAATGGTTGCTTTATTTCTGCTGCTGTTTGTTTGGATTCCTTTAGAGTTTTGGGCTTACCCATGCTGGTAGTTGCTATGCTTTGGTTGGGTTTTGTGATCTTATTTGCCCCAATCAACTACTTTTTTGGACCTTTTATCATTATAGGACCGTAATGTTATGAAAAACTTGTTTGTCCTTGTTGGCGTTGTTATTGCTGGCTGCATTTTTGCTGCGGAGCCCAGTTGGGCTGATATTGCAAAACAAGCTGCTACCCGTTATGGAGGTAGTGGAAAAGAATGGAGTTATTACGAAGCACCTTGGGCATTTTTCCTTGCAACAGGTATTGGCTTGTGGTTTACATACAACCTCATGATGGTTTTTCGCCCATTTGCTTACATTGCAGGTGCAATTTCAGTCTTTATGTTTGCACATGGTATTGCGATTATAGGTAATTTTTATGGCAGTAATCCTCGAGGTGATGTAAGTATTTTTACATATCAAAACCCTTATTTTATCAGCAAATATGAACATGATCGACTGTGGCGTCTAGCTTGGAAGTTCCAAGAGGAATGTCGCGGTAACAACGGTTGCACTACCAGTGTGTGGCGTGCTTTCCAAGACTGCAAATCGTTCAACAACTGCCGTGGTGTAATGGTCGAGGTCTATAGCGAACGGCGGCGCGAACTAGCTGAGAACCCGCATGCGTTTAGTAGTTTTAAACCTTGCGAAGATCGCAGCATCAACAGCTGGGCCAAGTGTTGGTAAATCACAGCCGGTGACTGTTTAGGCACCAGTCACCGGCTTGCCGCGGAACCAACTGGCTTCGGCTTCACGCCGTGTAACTAAACCAGGAAGTACTCTGCCTCCTCCTTTGACGTACTGCATTAAGAGGTTGGGCACTTCGCTATAGTTACCTTTGTTTAGCTGTTCTAATACGTCACTTTGTTTAAGTATTCCGCCTCCTAAATTATAAGTAAAACTTGTTAAAGCATCAAATTGACTTTTTGTTATAGGCACTTTCACAAACTTTCTCACAAAAACTTCAGCTTTGGTATCTAAATCCTGTAGTAGCAGTGTGTCCACTTCAGTTTGTGTTAGTGGCCTGCTCAATGGGACATTAACCCCCCCAATAAGCACGCTATTACTAGCTTGTTCTTGTGGGGTCACTAAATGTCCATACCCAACAGTTGGCTTCCCTACCGGATCTTTATAAACACTATATTTTAAACCTTCGTGTCTTTTTATAAACTCGATGAGACTGCTAGAACTACGATAACTTGCGGCTGCACCTAAATCCCCGCTGCCGCCTTCATATTTGTATATGGGGTTGCCTTTTTCGTCATATCCTTGACCACTATAGCGCCCAGCTGGCTGCCCTTCTCTAGGGCTGCCAATAA